AGTCTGACAAAGTAGTGCAGACCGAAAAGAAAAACAAGGAAGCTGTAACGCAGACTGCAAAAAAAGAAGGCGACAAAGTAGTTGATAATTATAAAAAGGATACGCAAGAAATTATCAACAGTACCGATACGCTTTCTTCAGAAGTCGAAAAGAAGACTTCCGGCATAGGCTCAAAAATCGGCACAGGTCTTAAAGGCGTCGGAAAAGGCATCGGCGTTGCTGTTGGTGCCGGACTTGCTGCAGCAGGCACGGTAGCTGTAGCGGCAACAGGAAAAGCTATATCCGCAGCAAACGATCTTGATAAAGCAAATAAGCAGCTAACCGCATCACTCAGTCTTACGGCGGAAGAAGCCGAAAAATACGGTGACATCATCAAGAAAGTTTACGGTGATAATTATGGCGAAAGCTTTGATGATATATCCAACACGCTCGCTCTTATCAAGCAGCAGATGAAAGACGTCACAGACGATGAGCTTCAAAAGGTTATTGAAAGCACATATCTTTTATCAGATACATACGATATAGACGTTTCTGATGGTATCCGTGGAGCAAATGCTCTAATGAAGCAGTTTGGCATTACAGCCGAGGAAGCGTATAATCTCCTTGCTCAGGGTGCAGAAAAGGGCTTAAATCAGAACGGTGACATAGCCGATCAGCTTGCCGAGTACAGCACTTACTATGCTGATATGGGCTTTACTGCCGAAGAAGCCATGTCTATGATGGCAGAAGGCGCAAAAAACGGTGCGTTTCAAGTTGATTTTCTGAATGATGCTTTTAAAGAGTTTTCTATCAGAGCAAAGGATGGCAGTCAGACTACAGCTGACGGTATGGCTTTACTCGGTCTTGATGCAACAAAGCTCGGCGAAGAATTTGCCGCAGGTGGCGATCGTGCATATCAGGCATTCAAGCTTGTTAACGAAAAGCTCGCCGCCTGCGAAAGTGATGTAGACCGCAATGCCGCCGGTGTTGCGCTTTACGGCACAAAGTGGGAAGATCTCGGTGAAGATGCAGTTCTTGCTATGGCTCAAATTGGCGATAGCATCGATAAAACCCGGGACAAACTGGGCGAGATGGAAGGCGTTAAATACAACAGCTTATCCGATATGTGCAACGGACTTTCCCGTACAATTGAACTGCTTCTGATTCCGCTCGGCGAACAGATTATTCCTGTACTTAAGGATATTATTGAGCTTATCGAACCGATTATTTCGGAGCTTTTGCCACAGATAATTGAGCAGGTTAAGCCGATACTTGACAGCGTTTCGGATCTTATTCCGCCGCTCATCGAGCTGATCACAGGGATACTTCCTCAGTTTATGGAATTGCTTAAGCCGATAATGGAAAGTGTCACTCGTATAATTCAGAAGCTTGTTCCTACATTGATTAAGCTCTTTGATAAGCTGTTACCGCCGATAATCAAGATCGTGGATACGCTTCTTCCACCTCTAATGGAAGTAATAGAGGCTTTACTGCCGATACTTGATGTCGTAATCGAACTGCTTACTCCGATTCTGGAACTTGTGGCTGAGCTTGCCGAACCGCTCGGTACTGTTATCTCAGCAGTCGGGAAGTTGCTATCAGCTGTTATCGATCTTATTGATGGGGCATTATCGCCGATTATGCCTGTAATATCATCGCTTGCGGATGTGCTACTACAGATACTCGGTCCGGCTCTTGATATTGTTGCGGGGCTTGTTAATTCACTTGCAGATGTTTTTTCCGGCGTTACAAATTTCTTATCCGGTGATATTATGGGCGGCTTTGAATCTTTCGGAAACGGTCTTGTTAATCTGTTTGATGGTGTTCTAAGCACCATAGATTCAATATTCGGTACTAATCTCACAAATTGGTATAACGAGGTTAAAGAGGCTTGTCAGAAAATCGGCGAAGAAATGTATGCTGCTACGCATCAGGAAGAAATCAGAGCAAATGAGCTGAGTACGAAATATAACGATTTGCAAAGCAATATGAATTCATATATCGTTAAAGAACTGCGAAGCGGTAAATCAGCCGATGAGGCATTATCAAATGCCAAAAACAAATTCCTTGATACAGCGGAAAAGAAAGAATATTTCAATTCACAATTAAAGGATTATGTCAATGAGGATAAGGTTAAAGAGTGGTATAACAACGTCAGAAATAATAACGGACTTTATTCTCAGGGTTATTCAGAGGAGGAAGGTAATTTTTCTTATAGTCAAAGCATTGCTGAAGAAGAGGAGCGTAAAGGAAAAGCAGCTTTAGGATATACCGGTGCCGGAACAAATTATTCATATAGCAGTGCGGGAAAAACATCGTATAAAGCACCTACATATTCTTATACGCCATCAACCTACAGCGCATCTGACTATGCTTATGTACCTGAAGCAAAAGAAGAAAAGAAAACGTCAAGCTCGTCAAGCACTAAGAAAAAAAGTTCTTCAAGCACAAAGTCTAAAAGCTCTTTAAGCTCATCATCAAAGAAAACTAGTTCGAGCAGTTCAAGCAGCGGTATGCAAAATATCAATATTACGTCTTACATACCGACAGTTTGGGATAATGTTGATACCGCAAACGCAAAGCTCGCCGCAGGCATAGGTGCAAGCAAAGTCGGTAACAGCAAATCAGGTAAGATAATCAGTGGCTTATCGTCGGCATCAAAGGTATCGGCTTCGGCAGAAAAATCAGATGCTACGCTTAACGATGTGGTATCAGAACTTAAAAAGTTGAAAACTGCACAGGAAAAGATGCAGTATACGCTTGATGTCACGCTGAAAACAAATGATTACACACTTGCAAAAGCTACCGTCAAGGGGATAAAGAAAATTCAGAAGCAAACCGGTAAATCACCATTATAGGAGGCATAGGTATGACAGTGAAAATCAATAATACAGACATTTCCGAGTACGTCACAAATTGCGACTTACGTCATTCATGCCGTGGCGAGAGTACTTCATACAGCTTGAACGGAACGGCTTATACGGACAGATTCGGAGATTTTAAGATCTCCGGTTCTGTCGCTTTTGGTATTATACCGGCAACAAAATGGAAATCAATTTTTACCATATTTAAAAGCGGTAGTTTTACGCTTTTTGTAAATGCAGATTCGTATACTGTTCATGTAAAAGGTGACATTTCTGCTCCATACGCTTATACCGATGCAACACTCGGCGAGTGCTATAAAGATGTGTCAGTGGAGGTAGAAGAGATATGATTTCTGTATCATCAAGCTTTAAAACCAACGCTACTAAGCCGGTACGAAATATAAATGCAAAAATTTCAATCGGATCTGTAGATTACGGAATAGAAGATATAGTATCTTTAGATATTTCTCGTTCCACGTCTGATGGCGGTATAAGTGTCGGAGGCACATCAGCGGCTCGGCTGACAGCAACTATACGTGCCGACCTCCTACCGACAATGGATGCGTATAAAGTGACCGTTTTCATTGGCTTTACCGAATTGACACAAATCGGAATCTTTTATATAACGGATTTATCTCAGGAAAAAGGATATGTAAATATCGAAGCGTATGACAGATTCTATTTCCTTGATAAGCCGTGTAGCTTCAACGGCAGTGCCGATGATACGGTTGACACCTTATCATTTCCTGCGACGCATCAAGATCTGCTTTCGTACATCGGAAAAATAAACGATTTTACAATAAGTGCAAAATCGAATGACTTTGCAAAAATAAAAACCAAGCCGGTTTTTAACAGTGAAGCAACAAATCCGACAAATAAATATTACACATACCGTGAAATAATCGGCTTTATAGCCGCCTGCAACGGGTGTAATGCCCAGTTTGATGCAAATGATAAACTGATATTTACACGCCCTTCAAACAGTGTTGAAACAATCGAAGAAGGTGATTGTGAAAGCTTATCAGTCGCTCAGGACAGCGGATTTACCGTAAAAGGCATACGCTTTACAATTGGCACCGATACAGCATTCTATATTGATGCAAACGGTACTGCTTATGACGAGAATTTGCCGGGAGTGCTTGAAGCGGTTAATCCGTTTGCAACGGTAGAAATTATGGAATACGTTTGGAATAAGCTCGGAGGCTATCATTACTATGCCGCTGATATATCAAGACGTGGCAGAGGGTGGTTGCTTCCTGATGACGTAATCTCCATAAAGAGTAACGGTGCAACTAAAAAAGTTACCATAACAGCTATATCTTACTCACTCAGCAAAGACAGCGGCTTTTCAGAACACATTACATCGACAGCCGAAAGTACCGAACAGTCGTCAAACAGGTATAGTGCCGCAGCGGATCATACATCTAATGCGGGAGCAGGAAAATACAACAGCACGACCATTATAAATGATCCCGTTATAATTTCCGAAAGGACAAAAGAATATCTGAAATACGATTACAGCATAATCGGATACAGCGTAGACGATAAAATAACGTATGGCTTAGATGGTGGAGATACAGATATTATTGTTCAAGGTTTCAAAGCAACATATAATGATGGTTTAGGGGCTATTTGTGGTGATTTTACTGTTTTTAACGGAATTTACGGATCAGATAAAATATATGCACAGTCGTTTGTAAAATTTAGCTTTTATTTAGATATAACGAGAGTCATACAATATTCCGAGTACACGGAATATTGGATAAATTTGATGTCCGAATACACGACTGTTGATGGAGACACAGTAAAAAAAATTGAAACAAGTGTACGAGCACGACACGGTAACTTTTCAAAAGCATTAAAGTGGAAAGAAATCTATCCGCCATCTACTAAGTTTCCATGCGGACGTGCCAGAGTTATACTTGGAATTAATTTTCACAACAATGTGTCTGTTAATCCAGAAGAGTATACATGGGGATCTTCTCAAACGGTGGATGTTTCTTTTTCATCAGTTGATGAATATAATTCGGCAGTTCAATTAACACGATCTCCATTGGAAAAGAAAGATGTAACGCAAACAGTATCAAAAGTGATTGAAGCGAACGGAACAGCGGATTTTCCCGAGCTGGGAGACACAGATGTTCTCTATATTGACAGCAGTGACAATTCTGCATATAAATGGTCATCGAAAATCAGTGCTTATTATTGCGTAGGCAGAGATTATTTTTCGATAAAGCAGATTCAGTCTGTAGCTGAGCCAAATTCATCGGAGGCGGAAATACTTGAAGCCCAGTTACTTCAGGATATGCGTTCACCGGCTGAGTGGACTCTTCATTCTTCATTTGTACCCCCAAAAGGATATATGTGTATAACCGACTTTGAAAGCGGTCAGCATGGTATCAAAATAGGAGACGGAAATACTCCGTGGTCAGAGCTGTTATATGTCAACCTTTACGATATTGACCTGTCGGAATATCTGAAAACCGGTGACATATCGGACTGGGCGAAAGCCGACAGTAAGCCCACTTACACGGCTGATGAAATCGGAGCGGTGACACCTTATGAGCTTGACAGCAAGGATTATCTCAAAGCTACAGAGATAACCGGACAGACAGTAAACCTTGATGATATCAAATTGAACGAATCATCAGATAAAAGTAAAAGTAAGCGGTATTTTTGCGCATCAGTATCTGCGCAGAATATTGAGAACCGTCCGATATCCGCCAATGAACCGTTTGAATTGTCGGTCGACAATATCCGAAATATCAACACAGGGGCTTTTAATACCATGCAACGCTATACTTCCGTAGCACGAAAACGGACTTATACAAGATGGTGCAATGACGGGGCGTGGTCAGCATGGAAATGTGATACAGATGTCGTTGTATATGGCAGCGTCACTGAAGACAATCCGAAAACCTTCGCATACACAACATACGGCGAGGGGTTCAGCGTAGTCGAAATCGAAGCATACTATGATAATGCACTAAATCCTGTGCGTAATCGTAAAGTGTTTGCACTGTCACCTACGGCGAGTATAGAACGTGTGATGTTGACTATCAGCAACGGCTCATCAGAGAGCGTAACGTTAGACAACGGATCTGTTACGATGTCAATGACAGGAACAACTGCGTTATCATTTATGATACGATACACAAACAGCAGATGAAAGGAGCTTATATGCAGATATTTGAAGATGACACTTTTGTATTGGGCGGCATAGAAACTGAGGGTGAAACACTCGAAGGTGCAATTGTAGTGCCCGACAACAGCAAAGAAGCACAAAAAATCCTTGCACAGCAGGGCATGGAAAAGGTAGCCGAATAGGCGGAAAGGACAAAACTATGAATAAAATTGACTGGAAACGCAAATTAACAAGCCGTAAATGGTGGTTATCATTAACCGGTTTTATAACCGGTTTGATAATTGCTTTTGGCGGATCGGACGAAACAGCGGCTACCGTATCGGGTTGTTTGATGTCGGGAGCTGCAGTACTTGCCTATACTATCGGCGAGGGTCTTGCAGACAGTAATAACAAGGAGGGTAACACAGATGAGAATTAAAGGATTTGATATCAGTCGTGCTCAGGAAAATATCGATTTTGATAAAATTGAGAAATCCGGGGCTAAATTTGTTATACTTCGTGCGGGCATACGTTCTGATGAAGATACATATTTCAAACGTAATCTCTCAGAATGCCAGAAACGAAATATACCTTTCGGTCTGTTCTGGTATTTTGAAGCCACTACAGACACGGCTTTTGAAGAAGAACTTGCCGCTTGCAAGAAAGCTGTAAAAGGCTTAAAGCCTGCTTATCCGATATTTTTTGACGCTGAAGAACAGGTGCAGATAGATAATCTGACGACTGCACAGCGTACTGACATGGCTTTGAAATTCTGCAGTGAAATGACAGCGATAGGTTTACCGTCCGGCGTGTATGCCAATCCGTCATGGATGCAGAATTACTATGACAGCGATCGCTTAACTGGCATAGATATATGGCTTGCACACTGGACAAATAATCCTGATGTTCCGAGCAAGTTTAACTATGGTCAGAAAATATGGCAGTGGGGAACAGAGATTGTTGATGACAGAAAAGTCGACAGCAACATCTGCTTTGTAGATTATCCTTCACTTACCTCAAAGTGGTATAAGAAGCATGGCGGCAAAACTAACGATTCTGTAAAAACAGATACCAAAAGCGAAAACAAAACATCGTGTTTTAAGTCCGGAGATAAGGTGAAGGTTAAATCAGGAGCATTTTTTTCAAATGGTATAAAGCCTATTTCGGCTGTTTATACCGCTGAATTTGTTATTCAGCGATTATCAAAAGATGGTACAGAAGCCTGCATCGGAATTGATGGACAGGATACCGGATGGATGTTTTGTAAGGATCTTATGCTTTCATCGAAAAAAGCCGTTTCCGAAAGCAACACAGCTTCTGATTCTTCGAGTATAAATGTCGGAGATATCGTTCGAATAAAGAGCGGAAGCAAAACCTATGACGGTTCAAGTGTTGATGACTGGGTTTATTTCAAACGTTTTTATGTTTCAAGCGTAAACGGTAAACGTGTAGTACTTAACAAATCTCCGGATAGCACAGTGCTTGCAATAAATACAGCATTTAATATTAAAGATCTTAAAAAAGTTTAACATTACATCGGTGGGGCGAAAGTGCCCCACCATTATTTTTTTATAGGAGGCTTATGATGATAAATAGTCCGATTCCACGCATAGGCGGAAAACGTCTTTTGCGCACTAAAATATGTGATTCGTTCCCAAGCGGTGAACTATTCAATCGTTATATTGAAGTATTCGGCGGTGGCGGTTGGGTACTTTTTTCTAAAGAAAAGCAGGCGGATTTAGAGATTTACAACGATGCAGACGGCAATCTCGTTAATTTAATGCGATGCATTAAATATCATTGCTCAGAGCTTCAACGTGAAATAGACGGGTTTTATAACAGTCGAGAAATTTTTCAGGATGTATCCCAACAGTTGAGCTGTCGAGGTTTTACCGATATACAACGGGCGGCAAGATATTTTCTAAAAATGCGCTTATCCTTTGGCGCCGATGGCAGATCTTTCGGGTGCAGTAAAAAGCCACTCTACCGTTCAAAAGATTATTTATCGGTTATTTCAGACCGTTTAAAAAACGTTTTAATAGAAAGGAAGGATTTCGAGGATTTGATTAAGGTTTATGACCGACCGAGTTCCTTTTTCTATCTTGACCCACCATATCACACAACGGAGAAATATTATGATATTGAATTTACGGAAAATGATCACAAACGTCTTGCATTAAAGCTTTCGCAAATTCAAGGAAAATTTCTTCTTT